GTCTGACCTTACTATGACCGCAGAACGTACTGCCTATCGTCAGGCACTGCGGGACATCACTAACACATACACCTCACTGGACGATGTAGTGTGGCCTGTAAAGCCGGAGTAAGCTATGAGTAACGCCCGTATACTTGCCGACCTGATGGGGACAAGCACCACAGTGCCGTCTTCTAAGCTGTCTCTTGGTGCGGGGGACTTGCCTAGCGGTAGTGTGTTGCAGGTTGTTAGTAAGGAAGTTACAGATATACAATCCTATACTGGTAACATGACACTTAACAGTAACTTTGATTTATCAATTACGCCATCATCAACTAGCAACAAAATTTTAATTACATATACCATTCCACTCAGCTACAATAGTAGCTCTGCTTATAATGGTGTTGGCGCACAATTACGCAGGGGAAGCACTATACTTGGCTCATTTACAAGTAGTAATCGTGGTGAATTAACCTTCACTGGCACATCAGGGGAAGGTTTTAATTTAGGCACTTCAACAAGAACAATGATAGATAGCCCAGCAACTACAAGTGCAATAACATATAGAATGTATTTTGGGGCAACAGACGGAACTGGCGGTGTTATTGTAAATAGGACTTGGGATAGCGGAGATAGTAGTGACCGTACTGTGTCAAGTTCTACGCTTGTTTTGATGGAGATTGCAGGCTAATGTTCGGTGAGTTTGCATTATCTGAAAGAGCTATAGCGGCGCATGGTATCATTGCGTTCGGCACGTCTACGTCTGATGCAAACTTTCAGGCAGTAAACACCGCTACATTGGTGGCGGACGGCGGGGCAGAAATGTCCGCCATTGCTACTAAGACCTCGGTTGGTGTGGGCATTCTCGTGGGTCTTGTTGAAAGCTCCACGGACTTTGTACTAAGCTCTGACCTTACCCGTTTTGCTACGGGGATATCTGCACAGGTAATCAACACCACACAGACAACAACGCCGCAAGCTATACTAAAGGGTGTATCAGAGCAGGACTTCAGTTTCACACAAGTCTCTGACGGCGTAGCGGTTCTAGGGGGTGTATCAGAGCAGGACTTCACGACCATACAGTCTGCACTGGCTAACGCTATTTCTAGCGGTTCTTCAGAAATGGATGCCAGCTTCGAGCAGGGGGATGCCATACTTAGTGTTATCTTTAGTGGTAACTCAACGCAGATTTCGCAGTTCGACCAATCTACTCTTGGTGGCTTAATTGTTCCAGCAGAATCTGATATGGTACATTTATTCGTACAGAGCACTTTTGGCGAACTGCTTTGGGTAAATATAAACGCGGCAACAGGCGGCGTAGAAAACTGGACGCCTATTACACATAGCGGTGATACATGGACACAAATCAACGCTGGTGGTACAATAGAGCAGTGGATTGAGAAGGTGGTCTAAATGGCAAGTACATATACTTCAAACTCAGGCATACAAAAGCCCGGTTCAGGTGAACAGGCGGGTGCTTGGGGTGCGACTGTAAATACAAACTTTGATATTATTGACCGTGCTCTTAGTGGGGTGGGTGCAATAACCCTTGTCGGAACTACTCACACATTAAGCACCACTGACGGGGCTTTGTCAGACGGACATTTTAAGGTGTTAGTTTTAGGCGGCTCTCCGACAGGCGCAAATACTATTACCATATCTCCCAATGACCAAGACAAACTGTATCTTGTGAAAAACGCTTCTGGTCAAACGGCTACGTTTACTCAAGGTACTGGAGGCGATGCATCTGTTGCAGATGGGGAAACTTCATGGTTGTTTGCAGACGGCGCGGGTGCTGCGGCAGAGGTTTCTGGAGTAACTATTGGCGCAAGTCAACTTGGAAATAATTCAATCACTACGGCTAAAATTCAGAATGATGCTGTTACGGCAGACAAAGTTGACATAGATGTTCAGACAAAATCAGGAACCGCAAGTGTTACGTTGACTTCTACCGCTGTTCAAACATTTGTAAAACATTCAGGAACAGGCACTCTGTCAATTGGCGCGGGTCAGTATGATGGTCAAACAATCAATATCGGGTCAGTAGGAACAATGACTCTTTCATGGCACGGCTCTTCAAAAGGCATTAGTCTTGGGAGCGATGCTAAACTAGCTAGTGGCGTTTACGATTCAACTGCGGGGTATTGGTTCTTTAGCGAGACCGTTACATCATAATATGCTTGTTGCAAAAGGCTTATCCAAAATAAATTTATCTTCTGGAGGAGATGTATCCACAGTTGCGGGTGGTGCATACGCTCTTCCTATACAAAAAATCGAAGTTACTTCTTCCTTCACAGGTGTAATTACCATTCCTAATAATAACAACCACGCGATTGTTGATTTGGATATTGGAAGTAATGACGTTGGGGGCAATGGGTCCGAGCCTATTGTTTACAACAACGCCAACAGTGTAGAGCTTCGTATTTCTGGTTCTGGAAAAATTGGTGCAGGAACTATAACTGGGGGTTCTTTTGACGCTGTGACGACTAATGACACAGTTGACCGAACAAACTCACTTATTCCATACGCTACTTCAGACGGAAAAGATTATACACTTCCACAAACCACTAAAAGCCTTGTCAATGGGCTTTCTACTTTTGTAACTACTACAAGCGGTAATACTGTGGGTTCGGGCAGTGCAGCTAGTAATGTTGGAGGGTTTACCTCAACCTACACAGTTGCTCGAACGGGTGACGTATACTTTATGGTTATCGGTGGTGGCGGCGGTGGCGGTGAATGGTTTGGTCGTGGACCCGGCGGCGGTGCGGGGGGCGGTGCGTATGGTTATTTTACAAATCTAGCCGCAGGGACAGTTCTTAGTTTAACTATTGGCGGGTCGGGCACTGGGAACGGTTCAGATGGCGCGGGTAGCGGGGGTCAATCAAAGATTGAGATTAGCAGTACAACATTAGTTACTGCAAACGCTGGCGCGGGTAAGCCAAACCAAAGCGGTAGTGGCGGCGGCGGAGGCTCTGCATCAATTGACACCACAAATGTGACTTATCCCGCCGTAAGCACAACGGTAAGAAGCGGTACTTCAGGCGGCAGTGCGCCCGGCGATGGTGGTCAAAGTTGGTTTACGCAAGACGGCGAGACTACTTATCAATGGCGCACGAATACAATTAGTCAAAACCCCGGCGCTAGATGGACATCTGGAACCAACTACGGTTGGGGTGATGGCGGCGGAGGTGGCGGCGGCTCAAATCTAGGTGGCAACTCTGGCGCACCGGGAATTGTATTTCTTTGGCAGGATGCCTACTCCACTACTAATGCTGGAGACCCATACTATCCGTCAGTAAAATGTTTTACAGGCACAGGGGTTACTACAAACAGTGCGGGAACCCCAACTTCTGGGATATCTTTGACTAGCTTCACTGGCGAATACACAAGAGCGGAGCTTTAACAATGCCTTTAACAAAGCTACAGTTTAAGCCCGGCATAAATAGAGAAGTTACGTCTTATTCTAATGAGGGCGGCTGGCGTGACGGCGATAAAATACGCTTTCGCTTTGGCTTTCCTGAAAAGATAGGCGGTTGGGAGAAGTACACTTCTAGCACTTACTTAGGCTCTGCTCGTGCACTTCATAACTGGATTGCTCTGGATGGTTCTAACTATTTAGGCATAGGCTCTCATCTTAAATATTACATAGAAGAAGGCGGCTCGTTAAACGATATCACGCCCATTAGAGTTACCACTTCTGCGGGGGATGTGACGTTTGGCGCAGTAGATGGCTCTACAACTATCACTGTTACAGACGCCTCTCACGGTGCCAACCAGTTTGACTTCGTAACATTCTCTGGTGCGGTAAGCCTTGGCGGTGCTATTACGGCGGCGGTTCTTAACATTGAGTATCAGATTGCTCGTGTCATAGACGCTAATACATACGAAATCACAACCGCAGTGGCGGCTAATTCCTCTGACACAGGCAACGGCGGTTCGAGTGTCGTGGGTGCCTATCAAATCAATGTGGGCTTGAACACCACGGTTGGCGGTACAGGTTGGGGAGCGGGTCTATGGTCAGGTGTTACCAACACAGCCTTGCAGACAACCCTGAACGAAGGTGCAACCTTAACGGCGTCTGATACTACTATTACGCTGACAAGTACGAGCGGCATTGTAGCGGGTGACGTTGTGTTCATAGGCACAGAACTTATTCTTGTGGGTGGCATTTCTGGTAATGACCTTACGAGTTGCACAAGAGGGCACTCTGGGACTACAGCTACGACACATGCAGACGGCTCGGTTGTTCAGTTGGCTTTGGGTAACGCAAATCCAGCAGATGACTTTTTCGGCTGGGGTCAAGCAGCATCTGGTGGTTTGACTACGACAACGCAGATACGTTTATGGTCTCACGACAACTTTGGCGAAGATTTGCTAATCAATCCTCGTGATGATGAGGTTTACTATTGGGATAGAACGAACAATCTGTCCACCCGCGCGGTAAAGCTAAACTCTATTGCAGGCACAAAGATCAGCGTACCTACACTATG